GATACTTGTACTGATTGCATCATTTACAGTTCTCCTTTACAAATTCTTCCAGATGGACAAGGTTGGTCTCGTTTACCACCCATGCGTCACCACCGGACTCGATGATGTTTTTGAGGTTTTTTTCTTGCAGGGCAGTTGTCGTGCCCTTGCCTGCCTTGGCTTCAATAGCAAAGAACTTTCCGTTAAGACAACACAGGAAGTCAGGCACACCGCTATTGCCGTAGCCAGTGCCAATTGGCATAGCGTAGTAGATGTTGTGGGCTTTCAAGATTGCTTTGATCTTGGCTTTGACTTTAGATTCGGGTGTTGCTGCCATGTAGATTGGTACTCATAACTTGGTTGTAATCGAACCCCTCGTCGAGGCATTCACTAAGTAGCACATCTTCAGTCCCATGTTTGACAACGTTGTTGTTGTATGTGTACACGCTACGTGGGACACGTATTAGTCCTGCTACAAAGTCTTTACCTAACCGTGTAGTACGCCAGATGCCTGAGAACTTGGACTTGTGTGAGTCGTCTTTGCTCTTGCGTTCCACAAGGTTCCACCAGTGCAACGTAGCCAGTTGGTTAGATCGCACCAACCATTGAGGTCCAGTTATAGGAACGTTTACCCAACCGTCCTCATCGCCAGTTTGATGATGCAGCCACAACAATCCTTGCGCCATTGTTTTGTTAATGTTGCGGATATATATCTTACCCCATCGGTCACACACAGGGCAGTGCCCACCGTCACCGGCAATCGTGCGCCCCCAAGCGTCTCGCATTATCATTCTATTTTCCATTTGCAACCTCAATTAGTTTGGATAAGTAGTGTTGGGCTTTCTTCAAGTCCTCAATACCGTTTTTGTTTTTCCAACGGGATATGTACTTCACCACGTTACCTTCAAGATACCCAAGGTCGTTGGCAATGATGTAGTCCCATGGTTGTATGGTTTTGTCTTTGTAGTGTGACCCGCCAACTTGCGTGTCATCGGCTCTTTGAATCATTTGGTTTCTCCTGTAGTAGTGCGTCATAGTACTTCTTGGGCATCGGGGCTTTCTTGGTGATGATGGTACGTAGCCACTCGGCACCACCAAGCTGATTAAAAATAATCCACTGCCGATCAGACATCCTTATTTGTCTTCCTATTAGTGGCTCGGGAGGTTTTGCTCTCGGCATCTCTGGGTGACCTTTCGTGTTTGTTTGGTTGTCGTGCTTTTGTGTAAGTGCCAAATTGTTTGTAGCCTAGACCGGTCTCGCTTGCGATTGTTCCCAAACCTTTGGCACGAAAATAAACATCTTTGAGAAAGATGCTCGGGCGATCTACTAAACGCAAGTCATCCCAAGGGTTAAGTACGCGTGGGGGGTTGCCGTTCTTCAGAACAAAACACTCTCTGATGGGGTCGTATCGAATTAAGTCAAGTACTTTCATATGTTCAGTTCCTTAAGCTTGGCTTCATGTGCCGCCATAATGTCTGCAACGTATGGTTTATTAGCCATGCTAATTCCGTGACGCTCCTCTTTGGTCAGCCCTACCCATGTGCGCTGTGTATACAAAGGCAACACCTGACCAAGCGGTGTAAACAAAGGGCTGTCTTTGTCTGTGCTGACCATCCCGTTAGTTGGGTCGTACCATGCTATTGGTTTCATCTCGGTGCATCCTCATGGTTGTCAGGGTTGAACTTAGGGACTCGGTTGCCCTTGTCCTTGGGGTTTGGGAATGGGGGGAAGGGCCAAGTCACTTCTTAGTGCCCATGAACTCAATGTCAGGTTGTTCTTTGCGTAACTCTGCGTATTCCAACTGCACACGTTGGGCGTGTATTATCTTACCCGCAGTATTGTTAAGCTCGGCTGCAACTTTTACATCGACTGTGCCGTTCTTGAGTCCGTCATACAAAGCAGACAGTTCTGTTGTTAGTTCACTGATGTGTTTCATCTTTAATTTCCTTTAGTTTACGTTGGATTAACATTTGCATTCGTTTAGCTTCTATAAGCTCGGGAGTTAAAACCTTGCGTGGCACTTGTAGTAATACTGCTACGTACGAAGGGGTTAACTCTTTAGTCTGTCTAAGTGCCACCGCACGGGCACGTTCTCGACTGACTTCTATATCCTTGCGGTAGCTTGCGTGCCCCCACTCGGCTTTCTTTTTAAGTATCTCATCTCGTTTCGGCCCATTACGACGCGCTTTCGCAATGGCTTTTACTTTTTCTAAGTTCTGTTCTCTGTACCTCCTGTTTATTTCTTTTAGTAACTCTTTGTTATTTGCACGCCACTCAGCGTGTTTGGCTACCTTGGCTTCACGGTTTTCCCACCAATACTCCCGTCCTTTGGCGTTTATGACTTCTTTGTTAGCCTCTCGGTACGCTCGTTTTTTAGCCTTAAGTGTGTCTCCAAGACTTTCCCTATACGCTTTATTTACTGCTTTAATGCGTTCTAAGTTAGCTTCTCGGTACGCCTTGTGCCAAGCGGCTCGGGCAACTGGGTCCTTAATTGGCATTTGGTTATTCTCCTAATTCCTCAAAGATGTCGTTGAGTACGGTTTTGATTTGGCTGACCATCTCAGCTTTTGTATAAGGTGCGGACATAACCATCTTGATACTTGCCAACGCCTTATACATAGCTTGCCCCTTCAATGCGAACAGTAACGCATCCTCATCGTCGGGGTAGTCAAACTCCAGTATGGCTTTTGATTTCATTTACCCAAGCCACCGAAGTACAGGTGCAAACGACGATACAACTCATGCGCATCGTTAAGGCTAACTGTATCCATGATGATGTCGATGCTTGTACGAATAGGGGTGTGGTCGTGGTCAACCAACATGTTTATGCCCCCCATTGCCGTTGCAGCAGCCGTTAGTGCCTCTGTGCTAGGCTCAGTTGTCTTAGAAGTTATAACCTTATAACTTTTGACTTTCTTTACCTTAGCTTCTCGCTTAGCCATTGTCTTGGCAGACTTGATGGGTGTGTACGCTTTCCCATTAGGGCGTAGCAAACCATCGCTATCTTTATAAATATGCCCTTGGCGTAGCATTTGCCCAATCAGGGATGACACAGATGATTTCTTATGCCCCTGCTGTACAAGAACTCGGATTGCATCATTACGAGCGCAACCGGAGTTGTCTCGCACAAAGTTAAAGGTCGATAGCGTTACGTTGTTTGTAGGTTTGAACACGGTTGTTTCCTTAGGTTGTTCAGTTGTTTCTGGTTGTTCCCAAGCTTGCAATATCTTTTGCATTTCTGTGTGTAGATCAGGCATTGTCATCCTCAAATAAGTTAAGTTGTTTAGGGTCAGGCATCGTGCGTGATAAATCCTCCATGTCACGCAAGCGCATCTCCAACCTTTCAGATAAGACTTTGATTAACCCCGAGTGCCCATCGGCAACTCGGATTAGTTCCTCATCGGTCAAGTTGTCATAGTTCATCGAAGCTCCATAAAGTTAAGTAAATTTCCGTCATCGTCGATAGTGAACCATACGATGTTGTCAGGCGGGGGCACGTTCACTTTCTTGAGATGCCCACCTACCGTTGCGACTGCCCTGATTCTCTCTAGCCAATCAGGTAAGTCTGTCACTAGACCACGAGACGCTTCCTCGTGTCCATCACGCCACCGCTTAAGGGTGTAGTCAAGTCCACGTTCTTCGTATCTGCATTCGTACATAGGATTGTCTTTGTGGTATCCAAGTTTATGTTCTAGCATTCGAAGGGCGTCAGATTTCGCTCGCCCATGTCTGTCTGCTACTTCCATAATCTCAGTTACCATCGCCTTCACTTTCCCCATCATTTATCCCCCAATCAAATGCACCAAGGATTTCATCCACCTTGATCTTGGTTAAAGCACGAGTGCTATCTTCTTCACGCAATTCCTTAGGTGTTATGCCAGACAATACCTCTTCAAGCTTACGTGAAGCTTTCGTCAACGCAGGGTCGTTAGTAATATTCATGACCTGCAACAACTCACACAAGTCAACGGCATTGGTCACCGTTGTGTCGTGAAACGTACGCTTCTTGCCATCCACATCGACAGTCAAGCGGTCACTCAACTTACTGATAGCGTTATACAAACGAGTCCATGAGTCTTGGTTTGCTGCCTTCAACTTGGCATCAAGCTTCTCCTCGTATTGGGCGATCAGGTTGCGTTGTACCTCGCTCTCCACATCAAGTCGGAAGTCACCGCCAGTAGGCAAGGGAGTGAACGATGCCTCCATACGGAAACGCTGAGCCACCTTGCCTCTGCTTGGGTACTCGCCACGGTCAAACAATGTGCCAAGTTGGAACGCTGCCCCTGCTACGAGTGTCTCGTACTTGTCCAAGAACGCATCAACCAAGCGATGGAACTCGGTGTTGTGTCTACCCATAGTCTTCTGATACTCAAGCAATGCTGCAGTGGGCAACAGTCTTGCACCTTGGTCGTTCCATGGGAGAGTCAAGCGATAGTGTTCGGCTCGGGCACGAGCTTGGAACTTGGTGATAGCTTCCAACTCTTTGCACTCAGCAAACAAGTTCTTGTACACCGACGCTGCTTTCTTAGAGCCTGACCCCTTGGCATTGGTGACCTCGGCTTGCGTACTCTTGTCTTGCTTGCGACCCGAGTAGACTGCAATGTTTAAGTCCACCATCATGGCAGACCTAGCTACGCCTGCAATAGGCTTCTCTGTTTCAATTGTGTAGTAGTTCATGGTTTCTCCAAAAGTTATAAGGTTATAAGTTTGTTATCTAGCTTCATCGACAGTTTGATTGTGTCGATGTAGTCTTGGTTCACTGGTGCTACAGTGAATATCTCGTGTGTTACGACTGGTTTAATTACAGGAACAAATGCGCTCTGATACCCTTGCGAGCCTTGGTTAGCACCCACATGAGTTTCAGTTAGGTGTTCGGCAAACGACAACGTGTCAGTAAGGATTTCAAGTTGCCTTGCATCTACCAAAACGCTATGCCCATTGATGGTCATCTTAAATTTCATAAGTTCACCTGTATGGTTCGTTCTACATACATAAAATTCTCGGCATCGCCTGTCATATTGGATTCAACATCGTCGTCGTTTTCACCGATACGAATGAACTCAAACTCGTACTCAAGGTCATGTACCTCTTTTAAAAACTTCCCAAATAAATCCACGTCGGGATACGATTCGTACCACTTCACGGAGTTAGCAGCAAACTTAAGCACACGATGTTTGTCATCCCATGTGAAGTAGTCGTCGCCCCACGCCTCGAACACATCTTTAAACGTGGTGTTCATTAGCGTTTTGAGTTTGTCGTACTCCAACAAGTTTTGGTCACCGCTTTGCGGGTAAATGAGTGCCTGCACATCTGATCTATATCCCATGGTTTTCTCCAAAAGTTATAAGGTTATAAGTTTTAAACTTCGACACGAACCGTTGTACCGAATGGTGCAACCACATCGGTTGTGATAGCCCACAAGGTAGGTACATTGGTGTTACCCCAATCGCCTACATAGCCATCGGTAAACTGCACGATGGCGTCAGGATTGATACGCTGCTCACGCAAGTAATCGAACAACACAGAACCATCTGTACCACCACCGCCCTTGGGTTGCATATTGGCTACGGCGAACTGACCTTCCTCGAATGTCTGATGTCCCGCTACCTGAGTGTCCCAATAGATAACGTGTGTCTTGGTTGGTTTGACATCCTCGATGATGGTCTTGATGTTGGAAACGAACGCCGTCATTTCTTCACCACCGAAACATGAACCCGACGTGTCGAACCCGATGACAAGCTCAGTCATAGTAGTCCCTACCATAGAGGGCATGTAAACGTCGTAGCTCAAGAATCTACGATTAGGTTTACGCCATGATGACTCGTCACGACCTGCGCATGTCTCGGTAACGAAGTCACGCAAGACTTTCTTCCAATCAATCTTGGGTTGCAACAACTCACCGAACGCACCATCCGCATCGCCTGCACCTTTGCCTTGCATCTTGCGACGCACGATCTCACCCTGACGAATGGCTCGTTGAATCTCATTGCCACGCTCGGCATCCTTAGCAGGGTCACCGCTTGTTGCGTTCTCCCAATCATGCTCATCGAACCCTTGCCCACCCTCGCCACCGCCACCACCCCCGCCTTCTTCTTCCTCTTGCTTGAGGTCTTCGAAGATTTGCTTGACTGACCACCCACGATACTTGGCATCAGGTTGCACACCCAACTCAGGCATCTTGATGAACCCTTCGTCTGCATCCATATCCACTAAGGATAAGTTAACGAAGTGGTCGGCTGCGATGTTAGCCAACTGAGCATCCTCGTCATGCAATGCAGTCCATACTTGCAAGTGACGATACGCCTTGTGCTGACCCTCATGCAAGATGAGGAAGCGCAACTCGGGGTCAGTCTTCATGTGTTCTTCGATGAAGGCAGGGTTGTAGACTACATCCCAACCATTGGTAGCTGCAGTAGGTACATCGTTATTGACATGCACCTTGCCACACGCAAGGATACCGCTATACACACAGAACTTTTTGTGTTGCATGATAGCGATGTGCGCTTTCTTGATTCGATCTTGTACGTTCATTTGATTTCTCCAAAAGTTATAAGGTTATAAGTTTTCAAAAGTTATGATGTGTCGGGATAGGGAACTCTTCATCCCTATCTAGTAGCGTTGCTATGCGCTCAGCTAATGCCACCTCTTCGGGTGTTCGTTGTGTAAGGAAAGCAGTGACTAACTGATCTCGTAGTGCTTTATTGCGGACGACCATTGAGTAGTGCGGGTTTTCGCTCATCTCGTCAAGGCGTTGAATGTTTGTATCAAACCTATCGTCCATGTTTTTTACAAACTCAGCGTAAGTAGTTTTGTAGTAGTTCTTTTTCTCATCCTCGTAGTTCATCTTAGAGAGCGAGCAATCTGCCTCAAGCAGTCCAATAATCTCAAGGCGTAGCTCGGGGTCAATACTTCGTGGTGACCGAAAAGATAGGTAGTGTCCATGCGCAGGCTCAGCGTAAATCACAGGTTCTTCACCCGCTATCTTAAAGATGAGACTGCGCACCTCTTTAGTCTGGCTATACCACCCACCGCCGTGCCTGCCTGACGCAATGCTTTTGCGCACCATGTTACGTAGCGTCTTGGTTAAACGATTTGGGTTAAAGCTTGCCGTGGTGAGCACACCGGGGGATTTCAATTGTCTTGCAAGTTCGTACATGTTTTGTTTCATGGTTGTTTCCTTAGTTTGTTTAGAAGTCCTGTTTGTAATCTCCATGCGTCATGGGACTGCATGTTGTTTTGTAGTGGGCGTTGGTATGCCTTGCCGATACGATTGGGATGCCAATCTTTCTTGATAACGACAATGCTCTGCCCATTAGATGTTCGTTCTACGATAAGCATTACGGTCTCCAATAGAATAAGTCGAGGACTAGCACGATAACGGCTAGGGCTAAGATCAAACGCTCGAAGCGTTCCCAAGGTGTAAACATAAAGTTATAACCTTATAAGTTTAGAAGAACTTACCAAGCTTGGCTGCTTGGGTCGTGAACTTACGGCTACCACATGCCATGCCTACCTTGGCTTTGTTGGATGCAAGCGATGTGATAAAGAGTGCATGTGCCTCGAACGATTCGTTAGCCATGCGGTCAGAGTAGTCCATCACTGCGTCGATAGTCTTAGCATCGACACGCCCTGCCAACATGAATGCGAGAATGAACAACGCACCCGCACTGCTTGGAACCTTGGCTTTGTATGGGTCTTTCACAATGTTCTCGTACAAAGGCAACTGATCTGCCAAGTGAATGAGTGCATCCATATCCCTAGCTGCTGCTTCACCCACAGTACCCGCCAGTGCAGGCAACAAGGCATCACCCAACACATGACGCATCTTGATAATGTTAGATGCTTTCTCAAGCGAACGAGGCGAGCAGTATGCCTTGGTGTTGCCCGTCAATGGGTTGAAGATGTAGGGGTTCTTAGCCTTGGGGTCGAGGTCGGTGTAGCAGTCGAATATCTGTGGGTACTGCTTGGCAAATGCCATGACCTCGGGGGCTATGTTGTTATCTGCCGCCCACTCAAGCCATTGCTCTACAGTTGGGTTGGCTAGGTTTACCACAGTCATGCGGTTGTAGGCATGGGCAGGGATGTTGTCACCCACGCCATCTGTATCTAGGTTGGTTGTTGCGAATACGATTGACCCAGTAGGTAGAAGTACATCACCTACACGATGCTCGAGGATAGTCGGCAACAACATGTTCATCACTGGTCGCAGTGACTTACCCAACTCGTCGAGCATTAGCGCAACAGGGCGGGTTTGATTTCGACCGATACCGAAACGCACATTGGGTGCATACGATGTGGTCATGTTCTCTCGGTCAATGACAGGCATAGCCAAGTCACCGAGGTCTAGGTTTGCACAGTCGATGTAGCACATCTGATAGTCAGGTAGCTCTCTACCTAGTGTCGCTAGGATGGACGACTTGCCCACACCCGGTTGACCACGCAGTAGGACTGTGTTTGTTGTACCCACATTACGGATAAGCGTAGTGGCTTGTTTGAGATTTAGAGACAGGTTCATTTTGATTTCCTTGGATTGAAAGTTATAAGGTTATAAGTTTACTTAAGTTGGCTTACGCCACGTTTACAAGACAAAGGTCTCAGAGCGAGACACAATGTACATGTTCTTTTTGCATTGAGCCATGATGGTTGCCCAACATGCCGTTGCATTTGATTTCTCTACGTACTCATACTGCGGGTATGCGTACTGACGTTCGAATTTACTGCGAGCAATAATTACTTTCCATTGATCGGCTCGTGCGTTATCGGTGAGTGCATCGGGTAGTCGTACACCAAACATACCGTAGTTATCACGTTCTATATCCTCGGGTGTAGCTACGGCATACAGTAACTTGAATGCATCGGTGAACCCTGACTCTTGCAGTTCATTGGTTAGTTCTTTGGTCGCTGCTCTATCTACTCGCTTCTGCTCAAACGCTTGAAGTGGCGTGATGACTTCGCCTTGGGCATTGAGTGTGATGCCGTCATAGTAATAATAAAGTTTAGTGCCGACACGAAGCACAGGTTGTGAGTAGCTCAAGATGCTACGCTTACTCTC